TTTGGTTTTTGCATAAAGAAATAATAAGAAGTATTACCCCACCAAACTCCAATCTCTGCACCAATAGTTCCTGGTTTAACAAGGTTCACAATATTTTTTGAATCCTTATTAATCTTACTTCCCATCATCGATTCATTCTCCAGTAATTTTTTTGTGCACCAGTATCAAAATCAAAACCCCATGTTTCGATATCCTTTTGATACCAATCAGCAACAATTTGAATTGTCTCTGGTGTATATATTGTTCTATAATCTTCGTTTAATCCAGTAACATTTCTTGCTCTACTCATTTCAGGAATTTTAAAATATGCGCAAAGATCATCATTAAGATTTTCAAAACGCATCATATCACATTTAAGATTACCATTCCAATCAGTTACATAATCATATGCATTGAACCAACCACGAATAGCCCTGTGCCACATATATTTCATTTCACCCCACTCAAACCGTTCTTCTAAGAAGTGTTCAAATGAGTCAATTTTATGTTTACCAACTGGTTCTTTTTTCTCTACCTCAATAACTTTTTTAGCAAAGAAATAACGTGATACAACACGATCCCATGGATTACGAATTACTGCAAATGCGTCATAACCAGAAGTAATTCCTGGTTTTAAATCTATCCAACGAGCGTGTTCGAATCCATGATGATCGCCAATACTATTCATATGTTTTAAAACAGATTTAGTATAGTTTTCGCTTTTATGAATAGAAGGAGAAGCTGGAATAATCTTATCAGCTAGTTGAGGAGACCTACGAATAGTCATTCCAGCATTCTTAGGTATATGAATAAAAATTCTTTTAATAAACATGTTTCATTAACTCTTCTACGTTTTCACCTCTATTAGGAAGTTTGTCTTTCAAGAAGAAATGTACAAAATAAGCATCTTTAATACATTCATCTTTTACTCCCTTAAATAGAGCATTCCATTTCCAATCAAGATGTTTTACATTCATCTTTTCTTTTTTAATCCAATAATTTAACAGTGTCTGATCAGTAGACCATTTCCATGGGCCCATACCATCAACAAAGGATTTAAAGTCAGATCTTCTTAAAAATTGATGAGGGGTTTCACCGTTAAGATAATTTTCAAGTTTTTTATTCATGAGCATCATACCCATATTAAAAAACTCTCCACCAGTCTGTTTATCCCATTTCCAATCAAGACGAAGTGGACTGTACTGCATACGAGAATAATTTAGAATCTTTTGACGGTATTGTTCTGTAATAGGCATCTCACGTTCAACAACTCCACCAAAATCATATTCTGGAGTTAATTCATCAAAGATGTTAGGAGATCCTGGTCTAATCCAGATATCAGCATCTACAATAGCTATCTGATCATATCGTTTAAAATATACAAAGGCATTTTCTTTCTCAAAGATAGGAAGAAACCCGCCATGCTTTTCGTATGATTCTTTACTACGATTTGTAGAAAATACATCTGGTTTAATACGTAGAATAGGAGAACGCTGGACGACATGATCTATATTATGTTCTTTACAATATTGTGCAACTGATTCTACACAATGATCATATAACTTAGATCTGCGTCCAACGTATACTTGATATATCAATCTTTTCATAACTAACTCACTTTAGATTATATATTATTTCTTTTTAAGTGCATCTGCTCCAAAGAATGCTGAAACCAATACTGCAATTGATGCAAAGTATGTAGGTGCGATATCAGCGATTAAGTTTGATGCGTTATCCATACCAAGACCAGAAGTAACTGCGATTCCGATAGGATAAATTAGTAAACCAATAAGAGAGAACCATGCCATCTTACGAATAGCGTCTCTCTGTGCATCAGCATCTTCTAGTGCTTTACGTTTAAACTCTAGATGCATCTCCATCTCTTCTTTAGAAATGTGACCATCGCCATTGGCATCTGCACCAGCGACAGCATCAGCATCTACAGTTACTCGTTTTTTTTCCTCTTCAGCCATTCGTTATGCTCCGTAAGAATTTTGATTGCTATTTGTTTTGCATCATCAAATCCATTACGAAGTGAATTAGAACGGTGACCATTTTCAATAAACCATTCGAGAGTATTTATATCACTACCTTCGGTCATATTGAATCCGTTAGTTAATTCTTCGAAGTCGGATCTTAATCGTAGGATTTCAGTAATTTGCATGCATTCTCCAGTTCTACAAATAAATATTCTTCCAGATCATCCTCGTTGCATTGAAAACGAATAGCTATACCACCAGCATCATTCCACTTTTTAATGTTTTCTGGTTTATCATCAATCAGAATGTTAGGTTTACGAGTAAGTGGATTGTAAGCATGTTTATGTTTATTCGAAGTAAAGATACAGTTTTCAAGAAGAGGTGGCATAAATCCATAATCTTCTAACCAACGGCGTTTCCAATAAGCCGAGTTATATTCATCATTACGAAGAGGCGAAGAACAAATTCCCCATTCCACTTTATATTTTTTGGCAATCTTTTTTACATGATTAACTAGTAAACCCGAAAGGTTTCGAGGACCATCATAAAATGTATCAAGTTGGTAGAAGAAATCCGTATTACGAAGTTCAACAAAGATACCATCACGATGTTGAATCGATTTCCAATGATCAACACCATAAAATTTTTCAACACCACCGAAGAAATCGGCAATTACTCCATCCATATCTAGATAAATCGTCATTACATTACATGCCTTTCAATTAAAATATTACTCCACAAATCACAAACTATTTTGTATCTTTTCTCTAGAAATTTTACAACCTTTGGATTGTAGTGTGGGGGAATTTTTGCAGTTTCATCCATAATCATTCGTGGAAGAACGCGAAGAAGTCGAGAAATTGTCTCTTGTTTTTCATCAGGAGTTGAATCCTCAATCATTCTTCTGAAGGCTGCATGTGAAATTGGTCTACTCATTAATAACTCCTCTTTTCATTATACATATATTATACCAAACTTTTTAAGAAAAGTAAAGCACTTTTTTATTTTATTTGAAAAAAAGTTTGCGTCTATCGTATTCTTTTTTTGTATCGATGAGAAGTTGAATATAATTATCTCGATGTTCTTTAAATACAAGAGGTTCATTATCATCAACATCCATAATGATAACTGTGTTTGTGATTGGCATTCCAGTCCGTTCTTCCCACATTACCGCATAACCTGACATTTGAGCAAAGTAATTGGAAATATGTTCCTTTTCTTTTATTCGTTTCGAAGTTTTAAAGTCGATGATAGAAGGAACACCATCGAACACACCGACACAATCGCAACGACCTGCTAATCCTAAATGCTTTGAGTATAATGGTACTTCCAAATTATAGATTTTTGTAATTCTATTATCTAATATGGGTTTTAAGTTTTCAAGAGATTGTTGAATGTGTGGTAAGAATCCAGAAGTGTCTTCATTTAGAAGATATTTTTCTACGATAGCATGAACTTGGGTTCCACGATTTGAAGCTCTTTGACTTACTCTATTCGCTTNTTCATCACCAACTCGATTTCTCCATGCAGCGATGGCATCTTCACTTAAAATACTTAGAACTGTTGTAATGCTAGGAAACCTACCACCGTCAGGAGAAAGATAAGTCCTGCCTGTTGACCGTGTATCTGTAACCAAATCATCATATCCGAGATCAATTTTTTCATGTATAAACTCCATTTAATAAACTCCAAAGGCCCATTTTTTCTCATGACACCAATAACATTCCATACAAGGAGACTCAAACCAATTAGTTTCTTCATGATCTCCTACACAACTTATTGTTAATGAAATAATACCCTCAGGAATTTTAAATTTTCTGTATAGTTCTGCTATATATTTTTTATTTAAATGTATAAATGGATTATAGGATTCATTACCAATATATGGTTCCACATGTCCATTTCTTCTTTCTTCTACCTCACATTTCCACGTTCTTGTCACCTCTATCGGAGGATTAGAAGTAGATCCGTGCACAAAATAATCTGCATTATGATTTTCTTTTAGGTATTTTATAACCTCTCTCATAGCTAAAATCTTTGCTTGACCTTCATTACCCTTTGATCTTTTAGGTAATTTACCTGGATTTTTAATTGCTTCATTTCTCCAGTAGGATCCAATACTAACATCAAAGTCTCTATAAATTGGATAATTAATATTGGAATTCGGTAAAATAGAATTTAACTCATGTACAATTGAATACATTCTTTCTTTGAGATGTGGGAAACCACTATCAACACCATGATATGTATTGATTTTTCTATCTGATAAATACAATGCTGTCAAATATAAAGTTATAGTAGAATCTAATCCAGCTGAAGCGCCGACAAATATATTTTTTTTATCAGATACATCATGTTCAAAAAAATCTATGGTTTTATCTAAAACTTTTATTTTCATCTAATACCTAACATTTCTTTTGTCATTATATAATCGCGAACAAAATCAGATCTTACAATATCATCCCATCCAAATTGGACAACTGTAAAATGCTTTAATTGTTCAAGAATGCGAATAAACTTCATTACACCATCTCTTTCAGACCCTTCACGAAAATCTGATTGATGATAATCACCACAGAATATAATACGACAGTCATTACCTACACGAGTCATTACAGAATCAAGTTCATGAAAGTTAAGGTTCTGCATTTCATCAACGATAATAACAGCATTATCAACAGTTAAACCACGAATAAAAGATGTAGTCATAAATTCAAACTGATGTGTGTAAACCAATCTTTTATATGGTTGATCTCCTGGTAATATCTCACTAATAATGTTTTTATATGGTGTTTCAAACACTTCCATTTTTTCACCAACAGTGCCAGGAAGATATCCCATATCACGTGTAGGTACTACGGAACGAAATAAAACAATCTTTTCTTGTTGATTGTCTTTATCTGTAATACATTCAAGAGCAAGTAAAAGAGCTTGAAAAGTTTTACCAGTACCTGCAGAACCAATAAGTGCTAGATTATCTCCGTCTGCCCAAGCATCAAATGTGATCTTTTGATTCTCAGTAAGTGGATCATATGCATATAGTTCTTCTTTTTTTACTGCTGAATTTTTCATTCGTAATACCATCTAGTTATTTCATCTATAGCAGGTAGATATCATTTTTTTGTTCTCTTCGGTCCGTTATACTGGTCTCTGTACACACTCTTACCCTTACCCTTAAAAACTTGTGGTTTAGGTTCACTCTCCATTTTAGTGAGTTTAGTTGCGATTTTATCCAGTTCTTTAGGTGATAAAGTCCTTATATCTGCCCACATATTATAATCTATTTTTTTACTCATTCTCTTCACCTATCACGTCTTAATTGTATTATCTTTACCAGAGCCTTTTTTAATTTGATTTAATTTATCTCTAAATCCATCTGGGACTTTACCGTGAAGAGTACCAACTCCACCCACAATCTTTGGTGATGATAGTACCTTTTCAACGTTTGGAGAACTTTCAATAAGAGATTGTAATTCATCCCATGAACAAGTGACATCCCATGTCTTTTTTGTTTTAATATTACGCAGCGTGTAAGTTGGCATATTGAAACCACTCCGGTTTATCTCGTTTCGTCCATACCATATTGAAACGATGTTGTTTAGTTTGATAAAATGCTTGATATGCTTTTACTGGATCACCAAGTGCAATACACTCTGGATTTGATTTCATTGCAAGTTTAAAAGAAGTCTTTGGTACATCTGGAATATTATATGGTGGTTTTTTAAGAGCTTCTTTTAATAGTTTATCAGTAGCATGAATTTTACCATATCGATATGTATATTCTTGACAAAGTGCCCAAAAATGAGTGTAATGCCATTCATAATTTTCAACAGATTCCATAGTCCATACAGTGCATGGATGACTGAAGTGTACTGCTTTGTAAAAGAGATTTTCTCTACTATCATTAAGTTTGTAATACTTAACCATAGTTTTACCAGATTTTGATGGTCGTTTTTCTACAGTACCATCAAGTATGCGATGCGTTGTAGATAACATTTGAGCTGATTCTACAATCATTTTAGGAACATGTTTATCACACTGCCACATGGCTGATGTGATTGGACAATTATCAAGTACAAATATATTCATGATGTATATTACCTCTGCCGATAAACTATAATTTATTATAACATATCGGCAGAGGTTTGTAAACTCCTAATTTTTGTTTTAAGTTGAATATTGAACCTCAGCAATTCTACGTTTCAAAAAATCTTGTTTCTTTAAAATTTTTTTCATTCTATCCATTTGACCTTTCTTTTCTAGTTTCTTAGCATAGATTTCAAGTTCGTTAGAATCTTTTTGTAGTCTTTCAAGCTGAGCTAAAACCATTAGTGTTTCTCCAGAGGTTGATGTTTAAAACCCTCTAGTCTTTTAGCAAATCTGGGAATGCCTCCTGTACGATTGGCCGTGTAAGACCTTCAGGTTTCTCCTTGTTAATCATACTAATGATGAGTTCGGCATCCTTTGGATGCACCCCTTCAAGAATTCCAATAAATATACTTTCTCGTTTGACGGCAGGCATCTGATCGCCTTGACCACCTTTAACGAAATATTTAAACTTTGTATTTTCTCTAAGTAAATTTGCCGGATGGCTATGTTCTGGTGCAGCAGTATATGGTGGTGCACCAACAGGAAGATTCCAATTAATAGTTGAATCCATTGAACCTCTGATGATATCTTTCAAAGCCCAACTTTCATTTTCTTTAAGAATTTTAATTTTATCTTCTTTATTTCTTTTTTTATTTATTTCTTCAAATACTTCAAACACATATTGTTTCATTAAATAAACTCCTGCACACTTTCAATCAATTGATTCATTCTTTTAGAAACAAGATACGGAAATACTTTACCTTTATTATTCCACGGATCTTGTTCTTCATAGTTATTTATAATTTTTTGTTTTAGATCTTGAGGTGTTTTTGTCAAATCAATGAGAGTTTCATTGCGTTGATAATTACGATACCAAGATGCGGCATACAATAATTCACCTTCTGCAAGATCTTCGATAATTGTTTGTTTCTTTTTCTTTGATAAAGGAACTTGTCTTTCACCATTTACGAATGTATCGTCATGAGATAAAACATTAGGAACGCCATCACCAGCATCACCAGTTAAAATCTTTTCTTGAAGATTCAGTCTAGGATTATCATCAACGATTATTTTTTTCATAAGAGGGGAAAACTGTTTGACATTATCATATCGTTGCAGTTGTTTAAAATCACCGTCAGAAGATACAATCATAACCTCTTCGTGATTACCAAACTCTTGTGTATGTTCAACAAGAGTACCAATAATGTCATCTGCTTCACAACCTTCAAGATGAATAACTTTATAGGGAAAATTCTCGCGAATTTCATCTTTGATAGTATGCATAATACGAAATGCTTCATTCCAATCAAAAGTGGAATCATCACGACCTTTACGCCGACTTGCTTTATATTGTGGGAAGTATCCACGGCGCCAGTTATTAGCACCATCACAGGCTAATATCATTTGACCATAATCATCGCGAAACTTTTTATTGTACATACGCAATGAATTGAGAGTCATATGACGAACCATACCCTCATCTAATTCTTTATTTACTATAATACTGGCAAGACAAATACCGCTGTAATCGACTAAAATCATAATCTATCCTTTCATTCAATATAATATATTATACTATATTTTGATATAAAAGTAAACTATTTTTTTATATGTTTTGAATGAATTTTGCAACCAATGAATTCGTTATAGTATTCATCAGAAAGTAAAACATCATACTGAAACTGAAACTTTGCTTCATAGTATGACATTTCACCTTTTGTTTTACATAATCGAATAATTTCTCGATGATAATTATCTTGGCCTTTTTCTTCTACGAGAAGTTGGACTTCTTTGTTGCTGCCAAAATAAGTTTTCCAATCGGATTCAACACGAGTTCTGGATCTACGTTTTCGTGTTTTTGTAATCGGAAGTGTCTTTGGTTTCCAGAAATTTTTCTTACCAATATATTTTTTTCCAGTGTCTAATTCTGTAATCTGATAGACAAATCCTTGATACTCTTCTGGCGTGAAGTCATATTCTTTGTTTTCATAATACCACATACAAGTATATATTACTCGTATTCATCCACCCAATCGAGATCAATTTTTCTTTTTTCAATTTCTGCTCGGCGACCACACACCGGACAAAATTCTGGTTTACTATAAGAAAACACTTCTGTTGTGTTTTCACACTCTTCACAATCTACTCTATATTGTTCCATTAAAAGTCAATCTCACAAGCTCCACCAGCACATGCCGCCGCACCAAGAGTATCTACATCTGTATATTTCTTTTCGGTCAAATCATCTTGCCAGTCAATTGGTTTTAAATTAGTTTGAATTTTATTCCACTTATGTAATAGATAAGAATCCTTAAGACAATATTCTGCTTTCTTAATATCACCCTTTAGATAATTATCTGCAAAGTTTTTAAACCTACGAATCCAATCTTGTCTTGCAGAATTTTCTGCAGATTCAAGTGAGATATCTAGGCCATAACCTTGTGCAGTTGAACATGCATCCCAAAGATTAGGAAATACTTTTAATGCATCAACAACAAGACCAGAAGCAAAGATAGCAGCGGCATCATATTTCTTTACCATTTCCTTTGCAGGAATAACGGCAGTATTTGGTGCTTGGTTAAAGTCCTTATCACCCATCATTGAAAGGAATGAAATACCAGCAAATGAATGTCTGTTTTCAAAAACATATTTTTCAACTTCATCCCAATCATCAACAAGGATAGTATTGGATACATTATGACGAACACCTTTGTCTGCACAAAGTTCTTCGTTTGTACCAGCATCAACCCAATGTTTTTGAGCTTTTTTCACAAGTTCCAAATGTTTTACTCCAATTAGATCATCCTTATATATGGATCCTTTATTTGGAAGAATTGGAAATGATACAACAACATCAGTACCACCAGATGACCATACAGATTCCTCAACCATATATGGATTTGATTTAATAATTGCCTGAGTAATTTCAGACTCTTTATTTAATTGCACATTTCTGATATACATCTCTGAGTGTTCAGCGTGTATTCCAGAAGCGGTTTGTAACAATACTGATGCATTACCACTTGGCTTAACACAAGTAGTACGAGCAGCGGGATTAATACCAATAATGGATGCAACTTTTTTGTTAACTTCTCTAACAATCTTTGCTCCTTTTTCGAGAATTTTTTCGTTAAAAAGAATATCTGGATTGTTCATCCACCCTGTAATTGATACTCCAAGCAATGCTTCGCGATCAAAGATTTTCTTTGATGTATCAGACAAAAACTTGAAGTTAGTGTACCCTGCTTGTAGAGTACCGAGGATAGACGCTGCGCGGCATGCCTTATAAAAGTCTTCCTCGGTATTGCACATGCCTCC